GCTTGCAACGTTGACGACGTTATTCGGTTAGCCATTTTGATAATCCCTATGAGTTGTTGACAGTTATCATTATACATGGGATAACATATGGGTCAACAACTTAATTAGGGATATTGAAATGAGTGACGCTTGGATTGAAAAACACTATGGCCAGCTTGTAGGCTGGAAAGTCAACCAAATAGCCATTGACGATAGCAAGTCTAATGGTGAACCTTGGATAGGTTTGGTTCTATCCAAAGGCGGATTTAAGAAAATCGCTTGGGTGCTTTGCGATTCCGAAGGAAATGGCGCGGGTCACTTAGATATTGAGGACAAATAACATGTCAAAAGACGCTTGGGACAAGCATATGTTGCCCCTCATTGAAGAATTTGAGGTAATGATTAAGCGGCACGATCTGCCAAAACTATCAGCGGATGAAGCTTTGTGCGAATTGCCTGAAACGGGCGATAGATATAACCAATGGAAGCGGGAATATCTTACCGGCTTTATTGTTCGCTGGGAAAAAGCTGATACGGTTTACCACTTAGAGCGAAGGGCGGCGGATTGACATTAGAGCGAGTCCTGACCTAGATTGAAGGACTCGCTCTAATCCGATTGGGCTGGCCTCCCTGGCCTTTGATCGATTGAACGGGGCCCCGGCCACCTCCCACCCCTGGCCGGGGTTTTTTTTGTTTGGGCCCCGACCCGAACGCCCAGTTTTTACCCCGACCCGACCCGATTATTTGTTGACTATGTCCCAAAAATATGGGACACTGTTAAGGTCAACAACCCACATCACATTGGAGAAAGAGCAATGGATATCAAACAAATCGCCGCGAACCAAACCGAAGTGTCTTTAAACGATGGCACTATCATATTTGTGTCATACGCAACCCCCGTTGCAGCATTCGTAGACGGTCACAAATGGATTAGATCCGAAGAAAAATATAGCGTAACGACGTCAAAGCACGTCAACAAATGGCTGTCAGGTCTCAACACCACGACCGTTCCCCAGTCTGAAATTGATGCGTTAATGAGGTCAATATAATGTTTGAAGAATCACCCTACTACAATGACGATGAGGAAATTGTTGGGTGGGGGGTTTGGTGCCCCCCACTGGGCGACTGGATTATTGAGGAAGATCTGACAGAAGCGTGCGCCATTACTGTGGCCAGATATCTTAATAAGGTTATCCCCTACCGATCAATTGAGGCGGCCTACCAACTAGCCCGCTACCTTGGTCGTGATCCCCTAAGCCATGAAGGGTTGAATCTATGAAAACGAAATATTGCGTCGCAACGTGTCATAGCGGTACGGATTTCGGGGTGTTCAAATCGGGCCCTGAAGATGAACAACTAACCTTTGAGGAAGCGGTAGGTTCGGCTTTATCCCATGGACAAGGTTATTACGTTTTCAATTGTACGCCCGATGAAAAGTGGCTTACAGATAAGGCATACGGCGCCGGTTGTTGACACATAAAGGCGCCGCCGCTACCGGGTGCACCCGGTAGCCGAGCCCCGGCCAGGTTTCCCTTTCCTGGCCGGGGCTTTTTTATGCGGAGTTATTGGACGGGGGTTTACTTCCGACCCCCCCTCCCCACGGACGCCGGCGGAGGTATCGAGGGGGGTTTAACCTCTGGCCCCGACCCCGACCCGACCCCGAACGATGTCAAGCATGTCGTCAAAGAACCCCGACCCGACCGAACCCGACCAAAGGCACGGGACCATGGTCCCCGACCCGACCGAACCCGACTTCAAACCGTGTTCAGCCAGCCCCCGACCACTGTTTCCGTCAAATAGATATAGGTTAGCGGACAAGAGGTGGCTAACCAGGAAGAAACTTACGCCCCCCGACTGACAATATGAGAAATTCCAAGCCACTTGGTGCGCTGACACATTTACGCGGTTTGTTTTAGTTGCTTTGAGTTCAATCCAGAAAGGTAGGGATTCCGCGCATACGTGAACATCCGGTATACCCCCGCCATACCTGTTTTCAATCCTTGTGGTGTTCCAACTTTTTGGCATTCTTGCCCTTAGATTGTTCCACATTAGCGTTTCCGGTTTTTGTGTCATCGAGGACCTCATACTTCGCTTCAATAAATACGCTGGGGTTCGATTTACGGAGTTCCGATAACCGGTCTTCTATCTCTTCGCGGTTCATGTTTTCGATGGCGTGAAAGTGATTTGTTTCGCGCCTATCCGTTGTAAGACCACCCAGCGCCGACCTTGTTTTCTCCGCATTGATGGCCGCCGAGAACTGGCCCGCATCTTCCGCCCCTTCGGAAAGGTTCCTCAACCGTTTCAACTGCCCAAGCAACGTCACCCCATACTTCCGCTCGCGTTCCTCCCGCATCTCCAAAACGTATTCCGCGACATGGGGAAAGCGTTGGGCGTTCAGCAGATTATACGCCTGCGTTTTCGCGATACCGTTCGTGTCGGAGTATCCAGCAAGGCGGGCGCATTCAGCATTCGAGTGTGTTCCATCGACATAGTGCCGCGCAAAGACCTTCTGCCTGTTGGTCAGTTTACGGCCATGGGCCTCCTCGATTTCTTCAGCTTTAACATCAATTCGTCGTTTCATGGAGTTCCTCCTATATACTAGCTTTTTCAAAACTAAATCTGTTTTTTACAGTGGCAAAACGTCTCTTTGGCTAGAAAAGTGTACCATAGAGGTACCAAGTGTACCAAGTGTACCAGAAGTGTACCAAGTGTTATTGTTATTAATCAGTACGTTATACGTCAAATTTCGTGTTTGGTACACTGGTACACTTTTTTACACCCATAATTTTTTTTTCAAAAACTATTTTTGAATTTAGCCCCTATACTGTGCCAGCGTCATTTGGCATTTGACAGTGGTCCATGCATCATGCTAGCCTCTTTTTGTAAATCTAGAAAGGATAGCAAATGCGAAACCAAGTTATATCATTATACGACTACACGGGCGAGGCTTTACGTCCGTGGGCAGAGGCTGGTTATGAATGTTATGCGTATGACATTCAGCACAAGGCGGGGTGGTTTTGGATATCGGGCAAACGTAAGCCTATTACTTTTGCAAAGGCCGACCTTTACGATCTGGACACGCTACGCCGCCTTATATCGCGCCACGAGGGCCAAGTCGCCTTTATGAGTGCATTCCCCCCTTGTACCGACCTTGCCTCTTCTGGAGCGCGCTGGTGGGCTTCCAAGGCCAAATCCAATCCCAACTTTCAAACCGAAGCTGCGAACCACGCTTTATTGGCGAGTTGGGTTGGCGAGACATTGGGTTGTCCTTATTACGTTGAGAACCCAATCGGGGCGCTATCGCGCTTGTGGCACAAGCCGGATCATAAATTTGATCCATGCGACTTCGGCGGTTATTTGCCCGAAGACGATGTGCATCCGAAGTGGCCTGAAGTAATTCCAGCGCGTGACGCTTATCGCAAGCGCACTTGTCTTTGGACAGGCGGCGGCTTTACGATGCCAACGCCCCGGAAGGTATCTCATTTGACGGTTGCGTATGACCGTGCCGACCCAACCAAGAGCGGGAAATTTTCACCTGTCGCGGGCAAGACGGGTGGCAAGTCTCTTCGCACCAAGAACATCCGCAGCGCAACCCCGCGAGGTTTTGCGGAAGCGGTATTTCAATCCAACACCAACAGCAGGGAGATTTCAGTATGTTTATAGGAGCACTTCTGAAGGCTACGTCTAAGAGTTCAGAGACCGTCCCAGCGAACACGTATGGGGCCTACCTCAAGATTGAGGAGCGCATTTTGGATTACACAAGTTCTACCTCCAGCGGCGGGACGCTTTACCACTACAAGCTGGCGTGCCGTTCAATCGACACCCAAGGCACGGACTTTATGATGGTGCCCGAAGATGAGTTAGAAAATTCGTTAATGTATGGGTACTATGAATTTTGGACCCCGCCCAGACAAGACCGGGCCGATGCCCCAATCTGGGAAGACATGGAATGATCTGTCCTTCGTGCCACGGCAACGGGTTCATCGCCAACGAATACCGAAGGTTTGCTGACGGCGGCGCTTACATCGAGGCCTTTGAATCGGATTGCGTCAAGTGTGACAGCCAAGGAGAGGTAAATGTGGCAGAGAATTTGGAAC